TAGTTTATGACCCGGCCCTCGCCGTGTCTTTAATTCCCCCATCCGGCCTGTCGCGGTCACATGTTTTATGTCCCTCTGACGCGCTCAGACGGCCTATTATAGGCGTTTCGCGCTGTATCCCTACGCACCTACACCCTAGCCCGTAAAACTCAAATGTAAGCGCTTACATGAAATTCCTTGTTAAGGATTTCACAATCTACTTCAAAATCAAGTTATAGCTCGTATAACTAATAAACATGTCGTATATATCAAAAATATATTGTAATACTGCCCGGTATTTGCTAAGATATAGACAGTTGAAGAAATCAAACACACGGAGGTATCACGATGAAGAAAGTTGATTTATACGCAAGAAATGAAAATAATGAATGGGTTTTGATTTTTAAGAATATTGATGAAGATAAAGCGCTTAAAATATGGGAAGCCGGTTTCAAGACGGGCGAAAATAGATTTTCTATCGAGGACGACGAAAGCCGCAGAATTAGCGAAATTAATAAGCGTAACATGCATAAATAACAGGAGGTGCAATAATGAAATATTATACATTGTATTATCAGCCTAAAACGGCGGTCGACCGCGTTATCGCCGTCGCGACAAGCGATTCACTACTTAAGCTTTGTAAGATTATGTACGCGACATTTCACAATCGCAAGGGCGTCCCGTATATTATTAGGACGGAAGATTTCGGCAATAAAGACGCGTTTCAATATGGTTTGGGGTGTTTATTAGTTCCTGAATATGATGACTTCATTCGATTCATTGATAAAGTAGATAAAGGCAAGTATTATAAGACATACAATTATATTCAGCGCGTCAGAGAATTATTAAATATGGGGGCATAATAATGCTATTGCAAATCATCGGTTTCATATTATTAGGCGTCGTAATAGACGCCTTCTACCTATAAGGAGGCAACACAATGAGAGATTGTAAAGTATGGTTAGGCCTGCCGCATGATTACGGCGATTGCCCGTGCTCTGTATCGAGTCAGGTGCTACAAGATATTATTAAGAAGGAAATGCGAAATGCGCCGAACATCGTCGTCTTAAATCGCCGCTATTCGTTCATGAATACGAGTTTGCGCACGTTATTCGAGCATGAGGAGCTGAAGGGCGCGCCGTACTCACGACTGAAGATCCTACTTCGCGGTGAGTATGAGACACGCTACGAGGTGCTGAGAGATGGCGAAAATTAAAGAAAAGGTTTGGGCCGATTACGCGCTTAAAAATTTCAGCCGCGCGACCCGCGCGGATCTTCAAGCCGCTGTGCGTAAAGCCGCAAAGGCCGCAAACCAGCGGCTTTTAAGACTCGAGCGCGCGGACCGTACGACGGGCGCATACAAGATCGCACAAAAGTATTTCAAGAACACAGGCCGAAATCGCTACAAAGAGCGGGTTAACAAGTTGACCTATAACGAGCTTCAGAAGGAATATAAAGCTTTGCGCTCGTTCATTTCTACGAAGTCGTCAACGGTGAAGGGCGCAAAAGAGATCGCGTATAAGCGTTACCTGACGGCGGTATCCAAAGGATACGGCGGTACATTCGACCAGTTCGAACTCGATGTTAGAAAAACGTTCACGAAAATAACGGAGGGCCTTTTCAGCTCTGACGTGATTTATAAGGCACTCACGGGCGGCAACCTTGATATACTTGACGAGACGGTTAAGCAGTTCGAGGACTCGAGCGAACTACGAGGTCAAGCGCTTCTTACGTATATGAAGCGTAAGAAGGTCCGTGAGAAGAAGCAGACGAGGAAACCAAAGAAACGAAAGGAGTAAGGAAGCATGCGGCGGTCGCAGGATTTACTGGTTTGCACAACGGTTGAAGAATTCGAGTCGGCCTTAAATCGCCGTGTATTTGCGCTTGCGTCACGCCGTCATAAGAAGCATTCAACGGACTATATCGACACGACGGCTACGCTCGATATAGAGGACTACGCGGACGCGGAGGACGGATATATTTACTCGATCGCAATCAATATTGGCGGCATTAATGCAGATTTCCGTTATATCGAGGACGTTTTCACCGTTTTTGATTTCATCGTTGATCGTTTTACACTGTCGAGCGATCGCCGTTTTGTGCTCTACATCCATAATCTAGGCCATGAGCATTATCACATGACGCAGATCCTTGCGTCACGGTACGGGGATCCTAAAATACTTTTGACGAAACCGGCGAAACCGTTAATCATTAAATTTAAAAACGGTATCGAGCTTAGGGACTCATTCAAGCTTTTTCAAAAATCTTTAGCGGGTGCCACAAAAGGTTGTAAGCATCCGAAATTAAAAGGCGATCTCGATTATAGTAAGTGCTTCACACCTGACACACGTCTCACGCAAACTGAATTTGACTACATCGTAAACGACGTACAAGGGCTTTACGAGGCCATTGAACGCCTGAAGCACGAGCATCACTATAATCAGGCTACAATACCATATACCAACACGGGCATGGTCATTGAAGCGGTCAACCGTAAATGTGACGGCGACGGCCCTACTCATACGGCGATGGATGCTTTAATCCTCGATCGTCATCAGCTGGATCTAGCATATAGATGTACGGCGGGCGGTGATACACACGGGTGCCGGTGGCGCGCAGGGCAGACGTTTTATAATTGCAATTCATACGACCTGAAAAGCGCACACCCGTCTCAGCAGATTTTAAGGCCGTTTCCTGCAGGAAAGCCGATCACAATCGGCGCGGCGTCAGAAGAGGATCTGCAGAACCTGATAGATAATAATCACGGCTGGTATGGCCTTGTCTACGTCGAGGGGGTGGTTATTAGGGACGAGTGCCCGGATCCTACAATCAGCGTGAGTAAATGCGCGGACGTAATGAGTATGGGAGCAGTAGATAACGGAAGGCTTTTAAATGCAGACGCCGCGCTCGTCTACATGGATTCAAACGACTACCAGCGCTTTATAGAGGCATACGACTACGAATATATAGAGGGTCAAGACATTGTAGCATTCACGCTAAAATACCTGCCTGATGCATTCAGAAACGCTATTCTAGAGTTTTTCAGGATCAAGGAAAGCGCGGAGGACGGCCCGGATCGAACTTTTGCAAAGATATGCGTGAATACGATTTTCGGCGCCTGCGATCAGAAAGTCATTCGAGACGAATTCACTGTTGATCTCGAGACAATGGAGACGGATCAGACGACATGGGCGGAAAATCTGAAAGCGGCATCCGATGACGACATTCATGATAAGCAGGCGAAGAAGTTCCCGTTTTTGTGGGGACTTTGGACGGCTTCCATGTCGCGCCTTGCGCTATTCCGGCTGGTGAAAACGGTCGGTTGGGATAAGGCTATTTATTGGGATACTGATTCTTGTAAGTACGAGGGGCCGAAGGTTCCAGCTGTCGACACCATATATAATGAAGAAGTCCGAAACCAGTGCGAGGCACGGGGCGCGGTCGTCGTAAATCGGAAGGGTAAAACCGTTTATATAGGATCAGCGGAGGATGAGCACCCGTCGGTTGATTACGGTTATAAGTCATTCAGATTTCTGCACGCGAAATGTTACGCGGCGGAGTCATGGGACGGAGAAGAGTACGTGCTAGAAAGCACGATCGCAGGAGTAGGAAAGGTGGAAGGCGTCGCGGCGCTCAATGGAAGCATCGACAATTTGCGCGACGGCCTCATTATCGAGGACGCGGGCGGCCTTGCGCTAAAATACCATAATCGGCCCGTATTCACCCGTCATGATTTCGACCGTCCCACACTCTGCGCGAGTTATATAGAGATGAATCCGCGGTCGTATATTGTCAGCGACAGGAATACAGAGATAGATATTAGTGATATATGCGCAGAATGATTGACATATATACAATATATTGCTATTATATCAATGAGGAGGTGATAAACATTAAAGCAAAAGTTGGTTTTAAGGTAAACGGCAAGTGGAGTTATCTACTTGCGCGGGGCGATCTCGAGGCCTTGATTAACGAGTTCGATGATTTAATGCGTAAAGACGAAGTAACTCAGATTACAATTAAATTTTATGAGGAGAGTAAGAATGTATAAGAGAAACAACACAAAGAGAACACAGAACAACGAGGAGAAGAAGCCTGTATATTTTGATATGGCAGAAAACGTGGCAATGGTCACGAACGTGAGAAAAATTAACGATGCGTGTATCGGTTTTACCTTGAAGTGTAAGGGTTTTTCGCTTTACGGCCTCCGCGCTGTTGAGAAGAAGGACGGTTCTGGATGGTTTATTTCGGTTCCGGCTACAAAAGGAAAAGACGGCAATTACTATAATAATTACGGTCTCTATCTCAGAGATGAGGATCAGGAAGCTATCCTTGATACCGTTTTCAAGATCCTCGAGGGGTGATTATGAAACAGGACATCAACTTATACACGGCTGATGGATGGTTAAACATTGACGAAATAGCCACGCTCCCAGCGTGGCTATTCGTTATAGTCGGAGCACGTCAGGTCGGAAAGACGTACGGGACGCTCAAGCACTTTTTAACCAACGATCTATATACGCTCTATCTGCGGAGATCACGCGAGGAGCTGGAAGCAGTGTCATCATCTGACGATCTTAATCCATGGGTACCGCTGAGAGCTGAGGGATTCAATGTTGATTTTGCGCCGATCTCTAAGAACATATGGCAGTTTGGAGATGTCGATGAAGACGCCGAAACCGTGAAGATTAAAAACAAGCGCGGTATTGCAATGTCTATGTATTATATCGCTAAAATGCGAGGCTTTAACGGATCCCGGTTTTCCGATATGGTTCTAGACGAGTTCATACCAGAATCAGTTGTTAGAAGACTGAAAAACGAGGGCGACACGGTTCTTAATCTCTATACGACCGTAAACGGTAACCGAGAGCTTGAGGGCAGGCCGCCGCTTCGGTTCTGGTTACTTGCGAACGCATTCAATTTGTCGGATCCAATACTCGAGGCTTATGGACTATCGTCCGAATTTGAAAAACTAGAGCGATCAGGGCGCGAATGGAAACTACTAGACGGCGGCGTTTTTATCTGCCTTCCTCATTCTGAAAAGATCGTGAAACGAAGAAGCGAAACGGCGCAGAACTCATATTTACGGAAGCGGGGAGCGGGCGGGAACTTCCTTGCAATGTCACTAAAGAACAGTTTCGTATATAACAAGTCCGAGTTAATCAGGCCGAAATCATTGAAGGGATGGAAGCCGCTTGCGAAGCTGGGAGACGTGTACGCCTACGAAAACGGTGAAGTGATTTATTGTTGCAAGTCGCCACATAATGCGCGAATAGCCTACGAAAATACGCCTGAACAGGCCATAAAGTGCGGACTTCAGTATCCAGAGTTTAGGATGATGTATAGCAATGGTTACGTGTCGTTTGACAGTGCCGTAACACTGAAATCATTTAAAGATTTTTTCGGTTTCACAGATTGACATAAATATATTTAATAGGTATTATAAAAATGCTTAGACGCCCCACAAAACAGACGCGGCGGAACCGTGAGGGGTGGGATTTCTGTTTTCCATATCTAAGCATCACTGGTAACCGCGCCGCCGTCCCTATAAGGGAGGCGGAGAGCGGCGAATATATAGGAGGATCACAATGACTTTTACAGAGTTATGTAGTTTATACGAGATTTACAAGAAAATGAGCACACCAGCACCAGCACCGGCCCCGGCACCAGCACCTGCTCCTGCACCAGCACCTGCTCCTGCACCAGCACCTGCTCCTGCACCAGCTCCTGCTCCTGCACCGGCACCAACACCCGTCACCAATGACGATCTAATGGCAATGCTTCAGGCCATGCAGGTTCCGACGGTACGAGCTGAGGCACCGAAACCGGAAAGCATTGACGATGTTATTTGCAGGATCGCAGGCATCGAAACAAAAACAGAAAAGAAGTAATACAACGGGCGCACATGCGCCCGCAAATTTTATATGGAGGTATAACAATGGCAACTAATTCACTTTTACCGGTTGATATTCACGAAGTCGTGAATTCTCTCATCGCGCAGGCAGGCGGCGCGGCACTTACGGCGACGGACACGTCAAACATGATTACCGTAGCACAGGCAGCACAGCTTTATGGCTATGAAACACTTTTAAATGCCCTGTCGCTTCAGGTAGGCCGTACGATCATTGCGATCAGACCATACAACGGCGACGGCATGGGCATCGAAGTAACTAATCAGGAGTATGGGCAGATCACCCGTAAGATTTCGTACTATTCGAACGAGTTCGAGGCTGAAGAAAGCTGGAATACTGCCGCTTCAGGCGTCGGCTACAATCTGAAGGATGGGGCCTCTGTCGATCACTATAAGATTAAGAAGCAGTATCCTCTTGAGATGAACTTTGGCGGAAACAAGGTTCTGCAGAAGCATATTACTCGTTTCTTATATCAGCTCGATCAGGCGTTTAGAAGTAACGGAGACCTTGCGGCATTCATCGGCGGCCTTGCAACTGAGAATCAGAACGAGATCGCAATGATGAGAGAGGCACGAAACCGTGCAATTCTTCTTAATTTCATTGGCGGACTTTATAACACCGGCACGGCACGTAGTAAGGTTAATCTTACAAAGGAATACAATACGAAGTTTGGAACGCAGTACACATCTCTGCAGCTTCGGACTACCTATTTAAAGGAGTTCCTTGCATTCCTCGTTTCCCGTATTCAGTTCGATTCTGATATGATGATGAAGAACACGGATCTTTTTCACCTGACACCTGCGAAGAAGGACGACAACGGAAAGGCGTTAAAGCTCTACCGTCATACACCGAAGAATTTACAGAAGCTCATTTTAAATGCATCGCTTCTTTATGATGCTGAATCTATGGTACTGCCTCAGATTTTCCATGCTGGCTATCTGAAGCTTGAGAACTATACGCCGATGCCATATTTCCAGAGCACAGCATCAGGCTCTGAGGGGTCCGTTAACGTAACACCGAACCAGCTTGATGTAGCGAAGGGCACGACCGTAAAGGGTAACGCCGTAAGCATTCCGTACGTTGTTGGTCTGATGTATGACCGTGACGCCGTTTCTTCTACATTCCGTCTTGATCGCACGATCACGACGCCGGACAATGCGGGCGGCGCTTACATGAACACGTATTATCATTGGGCTAATGATTTCGTGAACGACTTCACCGAAAACGCAATTCTTTACTATATGGCAGATGAAGAAGCTTAAGAGGTGAGACATGGCATTTGACATTTATTTAGGCGTCGTGAATAAGCGTTTCAACTCGACGAAGCAGTCAGATTATACTGACTGGACGCATACACGCGCCGTCTGGAAAAATGCAAAGGACATCGATAACCCTACGCTAGAGCTTACGTTTGGCGACGAGTTTCCGAACTGGAATTATATGTACATCCCCGCGCACGCGTCCTATTACTGGATCACCCGTATTGAGTCCGTGCGGGCGGGTGTATGGTCGATCTCGGGAACAATGGACGTGCTGGCGACGTTTCGAACAGATATAATTAATACGACGGCCTATATTGAGTATGGATTTAATACCGATACAACCGCCGTTGAACGGCGCTTAGCAGACACTCGTCAGAATGTCGCCGCGGTCCCTACGATCGCGACGGCATCCGCTGACGTGACGGGCGGGACCGTATCGACGACAAACGGGTGCTATATTCTGTCAGCAGTCGGAGCGTCCGGCGGCGTCACCGTTTGGCGAGTTGGTCAAAAGGACATGCCGAAACTTTTACAGAGTGTAGGCACCGACATCACGAACGCGATCACCGACATGACGGACACGTCCGAGATTTTAAAATACATTGGTAAAAACGCCCTGACGCAGGGGTCTGCAATTTCTGCAATCAGAAATTGCATATGGCTTCCAATTCAGCCTCAGTTTATAGAGGTGGAGTCGTTCGGTAATGTCTACCTTGGCGATTTCGACACGGGTGTTCCGGCCTATACCATTAATGCGAAAACCATTGTAAAAGCGGAAACCGACGTCGCGATCCCCTGGATCACAAATGACTGGAAACGCATGAACACGCAGATTATTGTCTACGTGCCGTTTATCGGCACCGTGGGGATCCCCGTCGATCAGTGCAACAACGCAGATAATCTTCATTTCACATGGTGCACGGAGGTACTGAACGGCGGCGTTTCCATTCGCATTGATGCGGGGGACTATCCAGTCTATACGGGATCCGCTCAAATTGGATCAGCGTATGCAATCGGATCTTCGAACGTACCCACCTCTAATTTCATTAGCGGAAGCATTCAGGCGATAGGCGGCGCGATCACGGCGGGCATGGGTGTTCTGTCATCGACCGCGGGCGTCGGCATTGCCGCCGCGACGGGCGGACTCATCGGCGGTGACCTGATTACAGAGGGCGCGGGAAACGTCGCATCCGGCGTTTCGAATGTGGCATCCGGTGCGGTGCAGGCGCTGACGCCGGTTATACAGTGCGCAGGATCCCTGACAGGCAACGCGGCCCTCGGTCAGTCGATGCAAGCGAAGATCGTTCTTCTATATTATCCGCCGATTGATGACGCAGGATTTAAGGCCGTGTACGGTTACCCTGTCATGCGGATGGGTACACCGGTTGCGGGGTATTGCAAAACGCGCGGCTTCTCTGTCGGAGGAAATCAACGTCTTTCCGAAAAATGTCAGATCATGCAAATGATGGACAGCGGCGTTTTTATTGAGTGAGGTGCATATAAATGTACGAATACGGAAATTACTATAGAGACACAACGCGGCTACCGTCCTTTTCTGCGCAATCCCTTGCATACTGGGAACGATCATTCTTCCAGCGGATGCGGGGACTATGGAAGCTCGACGGTCTGCCGGATGCGGCCCCGCATCAGGTGCAAACGGATAAAGATGCTTTTCTATGGGGACTTTTCAAGTCTGGATATATTACGGTTTTTGAGTCAAAAACATACGGGATCACATTCCAGCCATCAACACCACATGGTATTGGGCTTCAGTTCCAGCCGTGGGGAATGACGATCAATAGCCCGTTTTTCAATTTCACGAGGCCGCTTATCATCGGCACGGAATGCGAAAACATCAAGCTGACGCCTGACTTTACGGGCGTATGGGACATTATCGAGAAATATGCGCAGGAAATGCAATATATGGACATCGCAATCAGACAGTCCATGTTAAATGCACGTATCGCCTACATCGCAGGAGCGAAAGACGACAAAGAGGCGAGGAGCTTAAAAGCATTCTTCGCAAATATCGAGAACGGGGATCCATATCTAGTTTATAATTCGAATCTTCGAAACACCATCAAGGGTGAAGCCCCAGAACTTCCATGGGCGCAATTCGATAGAGATCTTAAGAAAAACTTTATTCTACCTGATCTTCAGGAATGCAGGCGAAACGTGATTGACTCGTTTTATCGTGAGGTCGGTATACCTGTTTCCTCAGGAAAGAAGGAGCGTGAGACGGCGACAGAATCCGAAACGAATACGGCGGAATTCTTCAACCGTCGCGCCGTTTGGGATGAATGCCTTGCGGAGTCCTGCGACCGGGTGAATAAGCTTTTTAAGACGAACATTCATTTCACACCGGTGAAGCCGGAATCTATAGAGAAGGGAGGAAATGAAAATGCCGTACAAAATCCCGTTTCCTAATTTTCTTGCGAACGTGCTGCACCCCACGGGTAGCACGATCGACCTGTTAGAAGCTGACGAGGATCTATTTTCTAATATGGTACTGCCTGAAGGTGTTGACCGCGATCTTGTCATCGATACAATTCTAGAAAAATACGGGATGCAAGCGCTCGTTCGTCCTGATCCTTCCTATATGAAAAAGCATATCGGCGTATGGTCCCGCCGTAAGCTATGGACATGGACAAAGCTCTATAATACATTGAATTTAGAGTATAATCCGATTGATAACACGGATAAATACGAGGACTACACCGACACCCGGAAAACGCAGCGGACGACCTCAGGCGAGACAGCATCGACGTCAGACGGTACCGACAGCCGGACGGAAAATGAGACGACCAGCGGGACGCGTAACGAAACGGCTGAACATGATGTTTCTGCAGAGAATGCGTCAGACTACCAGCCGGACAGCCGCGACACGACGCGAGGCAGTAACGAGGATTCACGCGAGAATACAGCCCGCGGTACTACATCTCTAACATCAAACGGCACCAATAGCGAAATGGAAAATTATAGCGATACATTCACGCACACGCTACATACGCACGGTAATATTGGTGTAACAACGACTCAGCAGATGATAGAGTCAGAGCGCGAGAGCGTACGATATAATTTGGTTGAGGAGATAGCCGCGGACTATCAAGCGGCATTCTGTTTAGACATTTATTAATGGAGGTATTCACATGGATGCAAATGCAATTATTTCACTCGTCGGGACACTCGGATTTCCAATTGTTATGTGTGGGGCGCTGTTCTGGTACATGATCAAGCAGAACGAACAGCACTCTACAGAATCCCGCGAAATGCGGGACGCTATCAATGAGCTGAAACTTGCTATTGTAGAGCTTACGGATAGACTGAGAGGAGGCGGAGACAGTGAACGTGCTAGCGCTTAAACTGCCGCGGACCGTGATGCTTGCGCTTCTTTGCATTGCCGGATCCATGGGAAACGGAGAGGACCGCAGGCGAAATGTAAAAGCCGCGGGCGGGGATCCTGATAAGGTTCAGAAGTGCGTTAACGAGCTTTTACCTATTCTTAATAAGTACGGGGGTGCGTAATGCCGTCTTTATCTGCATCAATTCAATGGGCGATCAACACATGCAGGCGGTCAGACGTCGGCTATTCGATGGATTATCGAAACCAGCAGACTGTAAACGGAATCACGTACTATGATTGTAGTTCATTCATCAACTATGCGATCATCGCGGGCGGGTGGTTAACACCCGCCTATGCACCAAACAATAACCCATTTACTACTGACAATATGCGCAGGGTGCTTCTGTCGCTGGGCTGGAAGAAAGGCACATTTCAGAAAAACTGGAAAGCGGGTGCGATCGTGTGGCGCGAGGGCCATACGGAGATGGTCTATAGCTCTACCATGTGCATGGGGGCGCGAGGCCGTGAGCACTACGAACTGCCGGATCAAGTCGCCATACATACGTCGAGCCCGTCGAGCTGGACAGAGATATATTATTATCCATCGTCAGCGGGCGAATGGCATGTAAAGGATAAGGGGGGATTTTCGAACAACTCAACGGAGGCGCTCGATAACGCTACCCTTATTTATGGCATTTTGTCCGGCTATGGCTGGACCCTGAACGCTGTCGCGGGCCTCCTCGGTAACGTATGCGTAGAATCCGGACTAAATCCGTGGCGGTGGCAGAATAACCACATCGGCGCTTCAACTGGATCACCTTGGACGAATTCAGGATATGGCCTTGTTCAGTTCACACCGGCTTCAAAATACATCGACGACAGCCGCGCACAGTCCTTCGAGGGATACGGGCCGAACTTCTCAGATAGAAGTGGAAACGCAAACGACGGAGACGCGCAACTTGAGTTTGTTGACAAATACGCGGACTATGACAGCACAGACGCGTATCCGCTTACGTATGCACAGTATAAGTCCTCGACTGCGGATGCTGAATATCTAGCCGCCGCATGGCTCTATAACTACGAGCGACCTAAGGACCCGTCCGCATCGATTGCATCACGTAAGGCGAACGCGAAATATTGGTACGAGGCCCTTAGCGGCGTAACGCCTACACCGCCCGGAGGTGGCGGCGATGATGACTTACTTGCACTTTTAATATGTCTGTTATATTGTACCAAATAGGAGGTGCTATATGGATAATTTTCTATTAGATGGCGAAATGTACCAGTATAATCTCGGCTGGTTAATTAAACGCCTGAAATCAATGGAGACCGATCTTAATACAGCGATCGATCTTAAAACAATTCATTATGCGGACCCTATCCAGTGGGATATTACAACTCAGTATTCACCGAATACAGTCGTCGTGGATCCTAAGACGGGAACAGCATACATGTCTAAAGTACCAGTACCTGCGGGGATCCTGCTGACCAACAAGTCATATTGGGTTGTAGTTTTCAACTATCAGCAGATTTATGAGGACATCAAAGACGGCATCGCCTCGAACGAGCGATCGAATGAATACGCGTCTAAAGATTATGAAGTTAATGATCTTGTCTGGTGGGGAAATAATCTTTATCTCGTTTTAAAACCAATCACGTCAGGCGGGCAGTTTAAGCCGGACGATAATGTAACTAGAGCGAAGATCGAAGATTATTTACCGTCTTACGATGAGTCGACGGAAACGCTTTATATAACAGGTAAACTGAGATAGGAGGACATATGACGAACATTTCAAAAGTCAATTTTAACGGAAATAATCTTGATGTGAAGGACGCGTACGCGCGAGAGCAACTTGCACATCTGACTGCTGATAATTACACCGCGGACGTGACGGGCGATTATACCGTAAATGCGGGCGACATTGCAATGTCGTCCGCTAATACAACCACGCACACGACCGCGGACCGGACTATTGACACGGACGGAAACGATAGCGTTCACATTGACGGCGCTTCTACTCTGAATGTTGGCGGCCTCCGCACGGAGACGTTTGCGGGGGATAAGACGGAGACCGTGACGGGGACAGCTACAGAGAAGTTCAATAACGTTAATACGACCGTATCAGGTAAATGGATGGTTAATCTTCCGTCACGGTCGTTCGATATGGCAAACGTAGCCTTAAAAACAGATACACCGCCACTTCCATTTGTTCAGCCGGAACAGTTCGGAGCTAAAGGCGACGGCGTAACTGACGATTACAACGCCATTGCGCAGTGTATTGCATACGCGGAAACGAATAAACTTCCAATCATATTTAAGTCGGTAACATATATCGTCGGAAAGCCGCTATTAGTAAATACAGCAAATATCGACTTCAATTTTTGCACACTTAAAAATATTAATACCGATCTTGATTATACTATTAAGATCGGTGACAGCGGAACATCCTTAGACACGATTCCGACAGAAGCAAATTTGATTAATCTCACAATCGATTGCAATGGACGCGGCGGGATCAGTGTAAAAGGAATGCATATTAAACTGTTTAATATTAATATTCTTAATATTGGGACTATCGGACTTGCTAATCTGCTTGGATATGAAAGCTCATTTAATACAATCTATTTCACGGGCGACAGAGTACACGCCAACGTTGGATATTTAGCTAAAACAGGAGATGCGGAGATATACAACTTTACCGGAAAAAATCTCATGACGGCAATCGACTTATATTTTGACCAGCGAATTTTGAATGCCCATTTCTGGATAGGTGACATTAATCTATATAAAGGCAGTGTATTTTGTAAGTGCCGTGTATACAATGCGGCACACTTTGTTAACTCGAACTGCGACACGTACGAAACATTCCTAGATTTATCATCGAATGATATTGCACCAGCATGGATGCTAACAAATGTTGATGTAATTTATAATCTTGATTTCGTACCAGATGATGCAGACACCGTAGCGTTTCGTATATATCCAACTAATTGGATATATAACAGGTCGTATGCGTACAGGGGGCAAATCACGAATTGTAATATATCATCCGCGGGTAATAAAAAATATTGTGTTAGTAATGTAGATACTGATAAGTATATTGGATTTCGTACTATAAACACGAAAATGAAGGGCCGCACCCTTGACGCCGTACAGTTATATGACGACTTCACAAATAATCCTACAGCAGGAAGCGTACTGTGCAAATGGGGCGACTACATCGATATTTATATTGATACAAAAAACCAGAATGACAATGGCTCTTTTACATCGAGTGGCGGAAGTAACAACAAAACATATTATGGATTTACATCAGTTAAAGTCCCTGCGATAGTTGTAAATAGTAATACTGACGAATATAAAACTGTGCTAGTAAATATTGTGCGTGCTGAGAATAAAAGTTCGTTCTACATTACTAGCACATATAAATTAAAAACAAACGAGCACATTATTATTAAAACCGTGATACCGCTGACAGAAGGGGTATAACAACATAGTACCGCATAATGCGGTACTATTTTATTATTCTATTTAGTTATACCAGCTATAACTTGATTTTGAAGTAGATTGTGAAATCCTTAACAAGGAATTTCATGTAAGCGCTTACATTTGAGTTTTACGGGCTAGGGTGTAGGTGCGTAGGGATACAGCGCGAAACGCCTATAATAGGCCGTCTGAGCGCGTCAGAGGGACATAAAACATGTGACCGCGACAGGCCGGATGGGGGAATTAAAGACACGGCGAGGGCCGGGTCATAAACTA